GCCCCTCGCGCCCCTCGCCGAATCCGGGACAATGCATGCGGGACAATGTCACCGCGGGGGCGGTCTGAGTGGTCACTACTACTCCCGCCTCCCGCAAGGCTAAGGGCAGGCGGTTCCAGCAGCAACTCCGCGAGGACTTGATCCGAGAACTCAACATCACCCCCGACGACATCCTCTCAACTGCGATGGGGCAGGGGGCTGCGACCTCTACCTCTCCCCGGCAGCGCGGAGCGTGTTCCCCTTCGGGGTGGAGGCCAAAAGAGCCGAGGCGCTCTCGATCCCGGCATGGTGGAAACAATGCGAGACCAACGCCTCAAAAGTGGGGCTCGTCCCATTGTTGGTGTTCAAGCGGAACAGGGAGGAGCCGCTCGCGGTGCTCCGGTGGGAGGACCTCCTCGCGCTGCTGCGGCAGATGGCAGAACTCAATGCATGGGGAGGGTTGGTAAGCGACGGCATCCTCATCGCAGCGAAGTATCCGGACGAGTTCCAGATCCTCTCCCTATCATCCCTTGCCGTACATTACCGCGACCATCTCCACGGCGGCGACCATCGCTGGCAGAACCTCGCCGAGGGGCTGACGGGGGGCCGGTCATGACCCGGATCATTCGCGTCGAGACATGCGACCGCTGCCCCACGCCTACGGCTCACGAGGGTGTCGACCCCCTGAGGCCCTCGTGGACGTCGATGGGGTGCAGACACTCCGCCCGTTTGAGGACTTCTTCGTGATCCCAGCCTGGTGCCCGCTCGAGCAGGACGGTCCGGACTGGAAGCCATCGGTGAAGGGGGAGCGGTCGTGACCGAGACGATGCGGGAGCACCACGTCCGCCACCCGGCGGATCTGCCGGTCCGGGAGATCCTAGCACTCCGGGCGGCCCGGCTCGAATGGGGGTTCTGAAGCATGATGAAGAAGCGAAAGATTGAGATCGGGGCGGACCTGTGCGCCGCCCTCCAGATCGTCGGGAAGCGGGTCCCCCTCGAGCCGGGGGAACGCCCTACCTACGACAGGACGATCCGACACCTCCTCCGCACGCACCAGGACGTCGCCGACCAGGTCGTGGACGAGCTGACGCTCGTCTAAACTATCCTTTTCGCCATCGTTTTATATTCGCTGCTCAAAGCCTCCTTCGATGCCGAAAACCCCCCCGAAACCACAGAGCGGCGGCCAGAAGTACCATGACGGGATCCCCGCCCTGGTGCGATCCATAGCGAGGAGATCGGAGTGGGGGCTCACCGACGCGGAGCTCGCCAAGAAGATAGGTGTCGCCGTCCGGACGATCCATCGCTGGAAGAAAGACCACCCCGAGTTCCGGGACGCACTCATCGAGACGAAGGCAGTCGCCGACGCCCGGGTCGAACTCTCGCTCTTCCGCCGAGCGACGGGCTACTCGGCGACGAAGGTCGAAGTGACGACCGAAAACGGGGTCGAGACCAAGCGGGTGACCAAGACCGAGGAGATCGTTCCAGATGTCCAGGCCTGTCGGCTCTGGCTGATGAACCGCGACCCGGAGCGCTGGCGGGACCGGCAGCAGGTCGAGCACAGCGGAGAGATCAAGATCGACGACGCCCGGGCGGTCCTGCTTGCCCGGCTCAGAAGCCTGACCTCTACTTCCGAGGAGGAGCCAGCACCGTGACCGGGTCGCTTGCCGAACGCCTGGCCGCTCTCCCCAGAAAGCAACTGCAGGAGGCCATTGAGACTCTCACCGACGACGAGGCAGCAGCGCTCCTCTACGACTGGAAGTTCTGGGCTCGGCCCTCGCAACTGCCCCCGCCCGGAGACTGGCGGGTCTGGCTCATCCTCGCAGGACGGGGCTTCGGAAAGACCCGGACGGGTGCCGAGACGACGATCGACCGGGTCCGGCGCAGCGTCTCGAAACGGGTAGGTCTGATAGCCCCCACGGCAGCCGACGCCCGGGACGTCATGGTTGAGGGGGAGAGTGGGATCCTGGCGTGCAGCCCTCCGGACTTCCGCCCGCTCTACGAGCCGTCGAAGCGGCGCCTGACCTGGCCCAACGGCGCCGTCGCAACCCTCTTCTCTGCTGAGGAGCCGGACCGCCTCCGGGGGCCGCAGCATGACTTCATCTGGGCCGATGAACCTGCAGCCTGGAAGTATCCGGAGACCTGGGATATGGCGATGTTCGGCCTCCGCCTGGGCACCAACCCGCAGGTCGTCGCCACCACGACCCCCCGCCCCACCAGGCTGATCCGTGACCTCGTCGCGGACCCCGAGACCGTCGTCACCCGGGGAACGACTCATGAAAACGCCCGCAACCTCGCTCCGGCGTTCCTCACGGCGATCGTCAAAAAATACGAGGGGACCCGGCTCGGGAGACAGGAGCTCAACGGGGAGATTCTCGACGACAATCCCGGGGCGCTCTGGTCGCGGAACGTCATCGAGGCGCTCCGGGTCCGGGAACACCCGCCCCTGCTGCGAATCGTCGTCGGGGTGGACCCGGCCGCCACCTCCGACCCGAAGAGCGACGAGACCGGGATCGTCGTCGCCGGAGTCGACGCCGCCGGCCACTGCTATGTCCTGGCCGACGCCTCGCTCCAAGGCACCCCTCTGACCTGGGCGACCGCTGTGAAACGAGTCTACGATCAGTACCGGGCCGACCGAGTAGTCGCCGAGAAGAACAACGGCGGGGAGTTGGTCGAGGCGAACCTCCGAACCGTAGATCGAACCCTCCCATACCGGGGGGTCTGGGCGTCCCGGGGGAAGCAGACTCGCGCCGAACCGATCAGCAGCCTCTACGAACAGGGCAAAGTCCACCACGTCGGGACGTTCCCGCTCCTAGAAGACCAGATGTGCGACTGGGCCCCCGACTCCGGGGACCCGTCGCCTGATCGCATGGACGCCCTGGTGTGGGCGCTGACGGAACTGACTCAATCAACCACTGGGAGAGTATCCGCCCGCAGCCGGCGGAGGAAAGGGACATGACCACAATCATCAACAGAGTACGCAGGGCGCTCGCGCCCTCTGGCACAGAACCGACCCGGCAGACCTATGCCCGGGCCGGCGGCAGAGAACTAGACTGGTTTGCACGGCGCGATCGTGATCGCACCCTCCTGAACAAGTACCGCACCATCTATGATCAAGGCGGGCTGATCTCGGAAGCGATCGACCTCTACCCGCTCTACATGCTCGGCACAGGCTACACGCTCCGGGGGGACGAAGAGGCCGCCGCCCAAGTGCAGGCAGTCTTCGACCGTATCGGCATCGAGGACCTCTGGTGGCACCAGATCATAGATGCCCTGGTCATCGGGGATGGGTTCGTCGAGAACCTCTTCGGCCAGGGGAGGGCCGAGGGTCGGCTTGTCGGCCTGGCTGCCATCCCCGCTGAGACTATGGTGGTCGACGCCGACGAGCACGGCAAGGTGGTCGGGTATCGGCAGGTCCTCGGGCAGATGCAGAAGGAGCCTCCCAAACTGGAGCCGAACCAGATCACGCACCTCCGTCTATTATCCACGACCGGCAGCGCGTACGGTAAGTCTCTCATCGGCCGGGCCTACGACGAGATCCTCCGGGACACCAAGACCTCCGAGAGCATCGCTCAGGCGATCCGTCGGCACGGGTTCCCCAAGTACCAGATCGCGATCGACCCCGACGGCACCCAGAACCCCCCGCCGACCGACGCAGAGGTCGACGCCATCGAGAAGGAGTTCGAGGATATCGAGGCGAAGAACGAGTTCACGACCGTCGGCCCGATCAACATCCGGGCCCTGGACTCCGGTGGGGTGCAGCATCTGCAGGAGTACAGCGACGTCACGCTGCAGCGGCTCTGTGCCGCTCTCGGGGTCCCCGAGGAACTCCTCGGCCTGAGGCGTGGCTCCACAGACGCCACGGCCGTCAGCAGGATCGAGGCCTTCTACAAGAAGATCGGCACTCTGCAACAGAGGCTCGCCGCCTGTTACGACCGGAACGTCGTCGACCAGATCACCGGCCGGCCGGGAGCGGTCTGGATCGAGTTCAATGACGTCAGCCCGACCGACGAGAAGCTGACCGCGGAGATGCTGGCCACCATCATGACCGCCACCCCGATGGACCCCTTCGCCGTCGTCAGCCGCCGCTGGGCTCAGGAACGGATCGGCGTGGACCCCGACGAGTGGGAGAAGGAGGAAGGCGAGAAGTGACCCTCTCCCGCAGCACCCTCCGGGACCCGATGCAGTCGAAGACCTTGCGGCAGACCTACGAGCGGAAACTCGTCGCGCTCTTCCGCCGCTACAAGACCGCGGCCCTCGCCTCCCTCGAGATTGCCCGGGAGAACGAGGCCCGGACCCTTGAACCCCCCTACATCCAGATCTCCTGGCTGGTTGACCGGCTCGACCTGCTATCCCGGGAGACGATCCTCGCCCCGGGGGAGGTCATCGTTGCCGAGGGCGTGAAGACCGGATACCGCCACGGCGCCCTGTATGCAGAGCAGGCCCTCGCCCGGGTGGGCATCTCCTCGAAACTCGGGGAAGGGCCGGCGGACTGGCGGGTGATCGACGTCCTGCAGGCCCGGAACCTCTCGGCGCTGAAAGGCATCTCTGCCGAGACCAACAAGGCGATCGTCCGGTCCCTCACCGAGGGCATCAACAACGGGGAGGGCGTCGTCAAACTCCGCAAGCGCCTCATGGCCGAGGTGGAGGGGATCGGGTACAACCGAGCCCGCCTCATGGCCCATACCGAGACGATGTACGCCAGCAACGAAGGCGCCAAACTCCGGTACAGCCAGCACGGCATCGGAAAGGTCGAATGGCTCACTGCCGGGCACGAGAACACCTGTGCCCAGTGCCAGGCCCTGAACGGCAAGATCTTCGACATCGCCCAGGCGCCGCCGATCCCGCTGCACCCGATGTGCCGGTGCACGCTCCTGCCCGTGATCGAGGTGGATGAGACATGACAGATGAAAAATGGGACAGAGAGAAAACCCTGGGGACGTTCCTTGACGACCCCTCCGAGGTCCACGCCTGGTGGCTCGGTATGTGCGCCGCCTTCCGACATCTCCGTCCGGGCACGATCCCGGAGGACTACCCTGAGGCGAACCGGCAGGAGATCGAGGCCGAATACCCCTACTACCTCGGCGGGTTCTACGTGGCCCGGGTCCTGCAGGTGGTAGGGGCTGCTCTTCTCGCGTACTGGGGGATGGCACTGTGACCTCAGGCAAGCCTCTCTCGGCGAGAGAGAAGGCCTTCATCGAACTATGGGCCGACGAGAAGTTCCCGACTGTGATCGCCCGGCATCTCGGGGTCTACTATGCCGAGGATAACGGGGGGTCCCGGAGCGCCCAGGCGGTCCGGAACTACATCCAGGCACTGAAGACCCGGGAGCAGAAGACGGAGAAGCAAGGCCGGAGGCCGAAGCCGGCCCCCTGAAACTATCATTTTGGAAATTCAAATATATTGATCGCCCCTTTATACGGGATAATGCCCGCCGAACGCCAACGCGAACTTCGCTTCGAACTCAGTCCAACCGGCATCCAGGAGGTCGACGGCGGGCTCCTCATCAGGAACGCACGCCTCCTTGCCGCCGGCACCTGGGCCGATTCACAGGTGCAGACCCCTCTCTTCTACCCGCCCGACATCCTTCGGGCGAACGCCGGCAACTGGGCTGACAACTCATACTGGTCCCGCCACAGAGGCGGGGTGCCCCGTGCAATCACCGAGAAGGTCGGCATCATCTCAAACCAGCGGTTCGAGAACGACGCCGTCATCGGTGACATCTACCTGCACGGCCGCACTCAGGAGAGCCGCGACACCATCGCGTACGTCCGATGGGCACAGGAGAAGGGGATCCCGGTCTACTCGTCCGTCGAACACGTCGGACAGGAGACCTGGAACGAACGCGACCGCCGCTACGAACTCACATCCGTGCAGTTCCTCGGCGCGGCGATCGTCAACGTCGGGGCGTGCCAGACGTGCACCCTGCCCCGAGCGAACGAAGGAGAGCCAGACATGGCAGACGATCAGAAGATCAAGGAACTCGAAGCGGCTCTGAAGACCGCTACCGACAAGATCGCCGCCCTCGAAACGAAGGCGACGACCGCAGAGACGAAGGTCAACGAACTGGAGGCCAAGATCACGCCTCCGACTCAGTCGCCCGGCGGAGACCCGAAGGTCAAGGAGCTGGAAGCGAAACTCGCCGACCAGGCGAAGGCCTCCGAGGCGAAGATCAAAGAGCTCGAAGCCGCGATCAAGAAACTCGAAGAGACTCCGAACCCGCAGACCCGGACCTCTGGGACGGAGTCCCGGGAACTCGAACCTCCGGCCGCCGTGCACGTCGACCCGAAGTCCGGGGAGGTGTATGGCCTGTGATCGACGCCGGAACCATCGCCGTCGGTGCACTCGTGGTCGTCGTTGTCGCACCGCCCCTCTACGCATGGGCGGACCGCTGGCTCGACCGGACGCGGAGCACTGAGGCAGACATCATGAAAACGAAAGAGAAGGAGGCCTGAACTATGACCGATATCGACACATTCCCCACCCTGACGAACGTCCTGCACAACGACGGGCCGACGTTCGGCTTCATCGCAGGCGCCGCCATCAAAGCAGGTCAGGTCGTCGCATTCGCCACGACCGGCGTATCCGACACCGTGCACCCGGCTATCGCAGGCACGACTGCCCAGCCGATCGGCGTCGCGATCATCCCGGCCGCAGCTGGGGCCCCCGTCACCGTCGCCCTGGTCGGATCGATCGTCACCGTCGTCAACGCTGACGACACCACTGCGATCGACGCGGGTGAAGCCGTCGCCGACGACGACAACGCGGTCGGCGGGACCGTCGCTGCAGCAGCGACCACCGCGACAGGCTACGCGATCGGAGTCACGATCGAGGACATCCCCAAAGCGGGATCCGGGAAGATCATCGTCATGCCGCAGATCATCACCAAGGCGGCGACCTAAGGAGGAACACCATGAACTACGCACAGATTGACTACGCAGGACCCCACGAGCGCCTGTTCACAACGTACCTGGAACTGGCCCACGCTGGCCCCTCTGAAACGAAGCGGATCCTTGAAACGAGGATCCCCCGCGAACTCTCGGCCTACGACACGAAGGGCAAGATCGTCCCGGTCCGCGAGCTCCTGAAGAGCGAAGCGATCGAGGGCACGACCCTGATCCAGACCGAGTTTTACAACACGATCATCGAAGGTGCTTCGCTCGCCAAGGCGATGCGGCAGGCTGTCCCGGTCATCCGGATGAACTCGAACAAGGTCACCATCCCCTTCCGCAAGTCCGCGGGCTACATGAAGGAGGTCCCGGACGGGGCCGAGGCTCCGATCGACGAAGGAGACTACATCTCCCGCGACATCGCCGCCAAGACCTACCGCGAACGGTCGCTGATCACGCAGAACATGATCGCCGACTCGCAGTATGACCTGGTCGCCGAGGAGGCACGGCACCACGGCGAGCGCGCCGAGAACACCATAAACCACGTTGTCCTCGGCACGATGCTGCAGGGCTCGGAGGATGAGCACGACACC